TACCTTGTCCAAGAGTAACTTCATGTTGTTTAGGAGGAGAAAATATGAATGAACTTTTTATTACAACTGCTAAAAGTGAAGGCAATGTTTTTGGAGGAGCTTTATTTAAAGAAAAATTAAAATAAAATAAAATGAAAATATGTAAAATATGTGATAGTAATTCTTTAGAATTAACTTTATCATTACCCAATTTTCCATTAAATACAATTTATTTAGATAAATTCACAATAGGAAATGAATTTAAGAAAAATATGAATTTGTATTGTTGTTCCCACTGTGGGCATTTTCAAGCCCATTCTGAGGTTAAAATAAATGACTTATACCACGATAATTATCAATATCATCCAACCAGCCCTAATATTAAAGATAGAGTAGATTTTATTAACAATCAATTATTAAAATTTAAAGATATTAAATTTAATAGAATAATAGATATAGGATGTAACGATACTTCTTTACTTAAAAAATTAAAATCAACATTATTGGCAAACTACTTTATAGGTATAGATCCATCTATCCCCCCCAACATAATGACAAATAACCCAGATGATTTTATCTTATTTAAAGATTATGTTGAGAATATAGAAATACCTTATTTTGATCTTAACTTACCTGATCTTATAGTATCTGACCAAACCTTTGAGCATATTCCCGATCTCAATACATCATTGAGTCATTTAAACAATCAGGTAAGTATTGGTTCTTTTTTTGCTATAAATGTTCCTAGTTTTGAAGCGTTAGTAGAAAAATTAAATTTTAATTTTTTAATACATGAACATTTACATTATTTTAATATTAATACACTTACTTATTTATTTGAAAAACATAAACTAACCTTAGAAGAATACTTTATTGAGTATAAAGTAACCTCAAATTATTTATTTGGGTTATTTAGTAAAAAACAAATATTTGAAAAAAGTAATCTAAAACCAAATATATATACCAAACAATATTTTAAAATATATTTTGATTTATTTAAAAACGTGTTAAAAGAAACTAATAATTTATTAGCTCAGATTTCTAAAAACGAAAAAATTTATGGATTTGGAGCATCTGATATTACTTCTCAATTAGCATATTTTATGGAAACTGATTTTACTTATTTATGTAATATTTTAGATGATACTAATTACAAACAAAACAAATATTACCCTAATTTATATCCTCAGATAATTAGTCCTGGCGATGATTTTAGTAATGCGACTTGTTTAATTACATCTCCTCAAGCTTCTAGATATATAATAAATAGATTAAAAGAATTAAAATTTAAAAAAATAATAAACCCTAACGGAATAATTTTATAACAATGAAAATACATATATTCTATAGTCACTATAATGTGACAAAAACCGATAATAAATTAAGACCTCAATGGTTTGATTATGAAAAGTGTTTTATAAATCTTTTAAACACAATAAAAGATAAAAATGTAGAACTCCATTTAGTAATGGATGGTAAAGTTGAAGATAACTGGATTTCAAAATATAAAGACAAATACATTACTCATGAAATAAAAGGGGGTAATATGGAAATACTTGCCAAAACTTTTTATAATGTGATTTTAAAGACTAAAACAGATGAAAATGATTTAATTTATGTCTTAGAAAATGATTATCTTCATATTGATGGTTGGGTAGATAAGATAATTAATTTATTTGAAAACTTTAAAGGACTAAATTATATCTCACTTTATGATCATTATGATAAATATTTTTTACCAATGTATAATGATTTAGTATCTAAAATATTTGTCACTGATACTTGTCATTGGAGAACAGTACCTAGTACTTGTGGTAGTTATATTACAACTAAAAAAATAATGGATGAAGATGGAGAAGAACATATGGGTAAAAATGTACCTGTAGGAGATCATCATAAATGGCTTTACCTTAGTGAATCAAAAAATAGATTTATATTAACACCAATCCCTGGTTTATCAACTCACTGTATGGAATACTTATTAAGCCCAACTATTAACTGGAAACAAATAAACAATTAAGAAAATGAAATCAATAACAACCTACGATGAATTGATCAAAGACATAATCGATTCAAAAATCACAATGATTTGGAAAGAAATATTTGAAATGCCATTAAGACATTTTAGCAAAATTAATAATGTTGAAGGAGATATAGTTGAGTGTGGAGTTTGGAAAGGTGGATATAGTATATTCTTAAGCCATTTATTCTCAGATAAAAACATTTGGGTATGCGATTCATTTGAAGGATTTCAACCTTTAAGTAATGCAAAGTATAATTTTGATAAAGAAAGACATACCCCTGAATTTTCTCATGGTGCGTGTGGTCCTTTAGGTATTAGTTTAGAGGAAGTAAAAAACAACTTTAAAACATATGGTTTGGAAAATGATCCTAGAATTAAATATTTAAAAGGATTTGTTAAAGATACTTTACCTACTTCTGGAATTGAAAAAATATCATTATTAAGAGTAGACGTAGACGCATACTCAGCAACTCTAGAAGTATTAGATGAATTATATAATAAAGTACAACCTGGTGGGTATATAATTTTTGATGATGCTAATTTGATTGAGTCTTTAGAAGCTATTAAATTCTTTTTAAATAGAGAAAATCTTCCTTTAGAACTAATTAATCCATACACCGATCAAATTTATACTCTAGACAAACCAATATGCCAATCAGATTCAGGGTTTGAAGCAGGAAGTTATATTGTTAAAAAATAAATAATGAATAAATATAATTACAATACTAATTTTTTTAAATTTCAAGATTTACTAAGAAGTACTTTTGATGTTTATCATTTAGATAGAATAAATGAAAATAGAGAAGTATTCAAACGAGAAGAAGACCAAAGCACCAAATATCATAAATTATTTTATGAGTTAGCTCGTACACCTGAGTTTACTTCTATGTATGAAACTTTTATTAAACAGGTTATAAAACCAATTTATAAAGAGCAAATAGTATACCAAGCTATTCCTACATTTAGAATAGCATATCCCAACAACATCGCTGTAGGTGAATATCATAAAGATAAATGGTATAGAAATGGTGAATGGGCTGTGTCAGTTAAAGAAGATAATTTCTTTATGCCTCTCACAGATGCCTTTGATACAAATACTATTTGGGTAGAAACAGAAGAGGATAAAGGAGACTACATTCCTATGAATTGCAAATATGGAGAAGTAATTCAATGGGATGGATGTAATTTAACTCATGGAAATAAAATTAACGAAACTGAAAAAACTAGAATAAGCATAGATTTTAGGATAATAAAATATTCTAATTATAAACCAAGTGATCACGGATCAATTAATATGAAAACTCCTTTTGCAATTGGAGGTTATTATAAAACAATATGATATCAGTAATTATACCAACATTCAAAACCCCTGAAGCATTAGACTTATGTCTTACTTCAGCTATTAAAGGACAACAAGATAGAGAAAATCAAATCATTGTAGTTGTAGATGGATACTACGACATTAATAAAGAAGTACTCGAAAAACATTCTAAATCAATTGATATATTAAATTTAGAAGAGAATGTTGGAACTTGTCGAGCAACTAATCTAGGCGTTTTTAACGCACAGCATGAATTGATTCTCATAGCAAATGATGATAATGTGTTCCCTGAAAATTGGGATTTGTCTTTATTAGAATCTTATCAACCAAACTCGGTTATATCTCCAAACCAAATAGAACCTTACCCAAGTATGTTTTCTCAATTTGTAATTGAGGATTTAGGAAGAGATCCTAAAACATTTGATTTAGAAAAATTTTGGCAATTTGATTACCATGTAGCATCAGGAGGAAAAATAGATGAAACAGGATCTACATTTCCATTTTTTATGTCTAAAATGGATTTTCTTAAAATAGGAGGATTTGCCGAAGATTATCCATCACCCTCAGGATTTGTTGCTGATTGGGAATTTTTTCTTAAATGTCAATTAGCAGGAATGAAGATGCTTCGAACTTATGAATGTCATTTTTATCATTTTGTATCATTAAGTGCTAAAACCCCTGAACAAATAGAAATTTCAAGACAATATGAATTTAATTGTCACGAATACGCCAAATACAAGTGGGGTTCTTATATAAAACATAACCCTCAAAATAATTTAAAGTTTTTGTAAGTTAATTAGGCCTTTAAAATATTTATTAATATATTTAAAAAAGGAAAGTATGTTAGAAAATAAAATGTATGTTTGCCATTTAAGAAATGATCCAAACAAAGAAATCCTTAATAAAGTAACAGCCCATTCATTTGATGATGCTTTACAATATTTTGCAGATCGTAAACAAATTGATATAACTACATTTTTAAGACTTTTCTCAATA